ATTCCTAATATTCTTTCTTTTGCTGCATCTGAAAATTCTGTCCTACCGAGACTCTCTGTAAGAAGATTTAATGTATCTATCATCTCAATCATTGATCTTATGTTTCCCTGCATATCAATTATCTTTTGATAATATCCAGCCAAATCTCCTAAAGCAAGGCCCCCAGACTCCTCAAGACTTGCTCTAAGTCCGTCAGCAAATTCTCCTTCTCCGCCAAATACCATATCCATTGCTTCTCTTATTGACGCATTAGAAGGCAAATAGTCTTCAATATTAGTTATTGCATCTAATGCCTCTGAGAATTTTGTTTCATACTTTTGTATTTCCGCAAACTCTTCGTTTATAGTTGTTGTTATTGTTCCAAGGCCGGATAAAGAGAGCTTTTCGCCAAAACTTAAATCCAGTGCGCTTATCTCTAGCCCAAGATTTCTTATACCATCAATAACGTATTTAAGCTCGCTGTCTGTCTTCCCTAATTCATCTTGCAGTAATTTCTGTGTTTCAATAGAACTATTATATAAAGAAACAAGCGCAACGATAGAGTCTGCTTGTTCTTTTCCAGTTGAGGTGGCTGATCTTAGCTTTTCTGCTAGACGATCAAACTCGAATGCAGTAGGCGTTAAGACAGAGCTAAGATCTATTGCAGAATTCTCAATCTTCTCAAGAGCAATGGTTAATGCTGCGTCAATATCAGCATCCCCAGTCGTTCCAACAAGATCCTTTAAGTTCTTATACAGAGCAATTAAACTAGTCTGTGCCTCAGCAGCATCTTTTGCAGAATTTGTAGATAAATCCATTTTTTCTATTAGAGTATCAATTTGATACTCCCATGTATCTGTTGCCTTTTTAGTAGACAATTCAAGTGTTCTTAAAATTCTATTATATTTCTTTGCTGTTGCTGCTGATATTCGCTCAGAAGCCTCAAGGGCTATCACTCCTTTTTTTGCACCTTCTAGAGAAGTACCCATCTTGTCAAGAATACCAGGAAGAGCAGATGCTTCAGTATCAACGTCCATCAGTGAGTCATAAAGCTCGTAAAACTCCTTAGTTAAGCCGCCAAGAAGATTTGGCTCAAGTTCAGGCATGAAATTGTCAAAAAGACCATCTAGGGCTATTTGAGGAACAGCATCTGTTGTCGCTGCCGTAGCTTCCCATCCAGCATAGTCTTCTCTACTCATTCCAAGCCCTTCCAAAATAGAACCGATTATCTCAGTTCCGAATTTGTTGTAATTTTCCCTTATAAGAGAGAATACTTCAGCAGGTATTATGTCTTCACCCGCAAGTGGTTCAACAGCATCCTTTATAGCCTGTCTTCTTTTTCTGAGGTCTGAAACGTTGGATGTTGGCATTGCTAAAGCAGCATCAATCGCGGCAGTAATTCCAGCCACATCTACATCTTCATTTCTTTCAAGGGCTGCTATTGCATTATCTATTGACACTTGTAAGACAGTAGCCATCCATAAACCTAGCTGTTCATCATCTATAGTGTCTTTCATTATGCTTCTAATTGAATTTCCCCAGGCAACCATGTCGTCATCGCTCATTGATAACAGCTCGTTCTCTGTTGGTACAAATCCACCAGTAAGCTTAGACAACCCAGCAGCCCTATAACCTTCTTCGGCAGACGCCATGATATTTTCAGCATCAGCAGCGATAGCTAAAGACATACTTCCAATTGCGTTTTTAATTAGTGCTGAGTCTTCTTGTAGCTTTGCGCCGCCACCGTGAAGAGGATTCCAATCTGTTTCGTATAATTCATCTAGCGATTTTCTTATCTCTTGGAATGCGCTAGATGGCACGTTATTCATACTGTCAAGGAAGTCAGAAACTAATCCAAATGTGCGTACACCAGATTCAGGGAATTCAAAATCTGCAAAAAACTTAGCCTTCAGCTCTTCTACTCTTGGAGCATCTAAAGCCGCTTGAGCAGAAACTATATCATGTACTATTTTTATCGTTATTCCAACACCAGCAACAACTGCTCCGCCAAGAGCGCCCAAAGCAGCGCCATGCGCACCGCCAATCTGACCACCTATCAAAGCACCAGTAACAGCCCCGCCAAGTATACCGCCAAGAGTATTATCAAGCGAGTTTGCTATTGCTTTTTTAAATGTATCAACACCCTGAACTTTTCCAAGCTTAATTACAGGGTCAACCTCAATCTCCATTACCTGTTTTACTGTAAAAGCGGTTCCAGCAAGCACAGCAGCGGCAGAGGCCATTCCAACAGCCATTGGGCGCAAAGATTGCGCCTTACCAAATTGTCCGCCAATCCCAACACCGCCTGCCCCAAGAGCACCAACAGGATTCCGAGATTGGCCAAGATAATTCATACCTCCAGTAAACTTTCTAAGCATTGGGCTTGCAACAGCCATTGTTCCAAACAGTCTTTTTATAGACTTTGTTGCGGCATCAAAACCAAACGCCATCTTTAGCCCGGCAGTGCGAATTATATCATTTTCCATTAACATAAACGCAGTACTAAGACCCTTTACAGCGGCTGCAAGAATTCCAACATTAACTACGATTGCAAGAATAAAACCGCCACTAATCATTGTTAGTACATCGAAAACAACTCTAACTATGCTTGTCAATTTTGACAAAACGCCTATTATAACCTGTAGAGATGGAGCTAATACCCTTCCAAGGCTAATAGACATATCAGAGATTAACGTTGTAAATTTTTCTATCTGGAATGACATGGATTTAGTCTGTTTATTGAAAGCTTCTGTAGCAGCTCCAGAAGAGTTACTCATTCTTACAAGGTCCGTTGAATATCCAGCAGCAGCAGTTGTTGCTAGAGGAAGAACAGCTGTAATGGCACGTACATTCGTAAACATCTCGCTCATTTCAATATTGTTCTTTTTAGCGTATTCTGTTACCATCTTAAGCGCTTTTGCAAATCCAAGTTCTTTAATTATTGCTGTTCCAGAAGAAAAGCCAAGGTCTTTAATAGCTGCTTTTAGGTTTTTAACAGGCTTGATGAATTGCATTAACGTCTGTCTAAGTGATGTAATAGCCCAATCTGTTCTAATACCCTGTCTTGTAAGAGTTGCGATTGCTGCCGTCATGTCTGAGACAGAAGCACCAAGAGGTGCGGCAACGCCCGAAAGACGCCCGAACTGGGATGCGAGTTCAGACATGGTTGTTTTTCCGTATTTCACGGTCGTGAACAACAGGTCATTGATATGAGCAGCTTCAGACGCATCCTTCCCATATGCGTTAAGAACTGTCGTCATCATGTCCGCTGTAGTGAACAACGATGAAAGACCAGCAGCAGCGCCCTTTGTGGATTCTTCTAGGACCTTCATCGCATCAGCACCATATATGGTTGAACTATAGATTTGATAAAGCGCAGCCTGTGCTTCTGTTGAACCTACTTGATATTGACGCGCCATTGACCTGACGCTAGCACCAATTTTGTCCATTTGCGCAGACGTAGCGCTTATAAGTGTATGTGTATTCTTTAATTGCTTATCAAAGTCAATGTATTCTTTTGTAGTTGCCTTTATTGCCGTTGCAACAGCATATATAGCAATAGCAGCTTTCCCAAATTTCTGCACTGAAGCTGTAGCAGCAGCCATTCCGCTAACAAGCGGAGCTACTTTTGCACCAACTGTAATCCAGGCATTTCCTAAACTACCACCGCCCATTGCTCCAATTGCTGGCATACTACATCACCGTTAATTTGCATAAATCGAATTTTCTTTTTAGGCTGCTCATACTCCCAATAGGAATATCTAATTGCCTCGCAACCTCATTCCAAACACCAAGTTTATTATACGCTGTTACTAGTTGTTCCTTTTTTATTTTAGACCTATATGGTTTTCTACTCTCTATTGCCAGAATTGTGTCCGCTGTTTTCTTCTTTCTGTCTAAATATACAGTTGCGTTCCTATATAAAATTTTCAGAGCCATTTGCGGAAGTCCAACACCACCATATTTCACACAGCTTAATCCATTATCTTTCCTTTTATGCGGAGATGCGCATGTTTCTAACTGGGCTACCATAAAATCATGGAACCCACCAACCATCCACTCATTACCATATATAGACACAGCACCATTAATGCGTTCTCGGTCATTTTTATTTGGATATTTGATGTCTATGCTTCCGTCACCATCGACACATCCTCGCCAAAAATGATGAATATACATATCCGAAATTTCTGTTGGTGGCCTTATAGTTAGGCTTTTTTTCTCAGTAACACCTAGGCGCTTAAGCGCTAAAGCAAGCTCTTTTGAGTATATTTCAATACCAAAAGACACGAAGCCTCTGTCGGTTTTTGTGTATATTGGATTTTGTGCAGATATAGCTATCTTGAATTTTTCTATATGCTCCCTGTCTTCTTCCGCCAGCCACAAACAAACACGATCACGACTAATGCATCCGTCAGTTGCGATCATTCCAAGCCAATAAGCCTTCTCCTCTGAGTCAATGACATCAAAAAAGCTATCATCAACAGAATACTTGCGGTTATAGTGTTTGTGGATTTGCCCGCCAACCCTCTTAAACGCACCATAAAACGTTCTAGGGGAACGACCACAAAGAGCAGCAGCTTCTTTGCCGCTAGCCCCGCCTTTATAGGCTTCTACCATAACTGCAAGCTCTTCTGATGTTACTCTAAGTCCAGCCATCTACTTGACGCCCCTCTCCCGGATTTATTCGTTTTGGGGTTCAGAGTACGTCCCCCTCGATTTGTTAATATTATCTTGCATTTCTTTATATATGTGCTTCCTGCCCTTAAAGACCTCTCTCTTCTCACGCATTTCATTGTCGTATTCTACCGACCTTGGAAACATCGTAGACCATATAAAGTTAAGCTGTTCTTCTTGCGATCTTCTGAACTGTTGCATCCCACTTGCGTCAGTCATAGGCATCGCCGTTCTCGAATTTTCAATACTCTCAAAGATTATTACTGCGCGAGAGTGGTCAAGAACATCATGCCAATACATATCGCATATTTCTTCTTCTGATATTCCATACCATCTTCTAAAGAATATCTTTATTCCACTCCAGCTAACCTTTCTTCCGCCAAATGTATACTTGCCTACTTGGCGGTCTTCTCGTTTTTTGTATCATCCTTCTCTTTTAGTTCCGCAACTTGTTCTGATGTTACCCCATATAGAAGGAAGTTTACAATCTTAATATATTCAGCCTGTTCCATTCCATATGTTATTATAAAGTCAACATCATCTGGAGTAACATTTGTATGCACTCTTCGTAGAGAGAAGTAAATCATAAGCACTTGCGTCTTTTGATCTATCTTCTTCAGTAGATTAAGGCTAGCGTCTCTCTGCATCTTTTCAATCTCATCGTCTGACATGCTCGATATTTTTACATTATCAGACTCAGAGCTAACTGAAAGCAACAAATCCCAAATATCTACCCCTGTCTTGTCCTTAAGCTCTCCCCAATCACCAACTGTTAGCAGCGGAAATTGCAGTGTCTCAGTACCTTCATCTGTCTTAAAGGTTCCTTCTGCAAACTTCATGCTAATTTGTTTCCTAAATTTCTTAATGTCCACTTACTCCTCCTTTGATACTATATCTTTCCTATTATACACTATTTTATGTTAAATGTAAAGGGTCTTAGCCATAATGTATGTTTTTTCTAAGTTCTTTGCTATTTTTAAGTACGAATACTCGCTTCTGACGAACTCTCCAAGACTTTTTACCTTTCCACAAGCCAAAGCACTTCTAAGCGCTTCAGTTACAGAATGGATGTCTGTTGGTTCGCAATATAAGACTCCCCGTCTTTCTCCGAAATACTCTCTTACTGATCCTCTATCAGACATCACGATTGGTGTCTCAAGAGCAGCCGCTTCAAGGTTGACCAACCCTGGCGTTTCAAGGAATGATAGAAGACAATGCGCACTCGCACGGCGCATCATTCTCATGACAGTTCCTGGAGGAGCAGAAGGACAGAATAAAACATTCTTACCTTTCAAGTCTTCTTTTATGTGCTTAACATATGGCGCTGATCTATCACCCATAAGGACTAGTTGCAAATCTGGATCTTCTTCCCACAAAGGCCTCATAGCCTCTACTAAAGCTCCCTGATTTTTTCTAGCCTCAATTCTACCCACACATAGTACGAACCTATCGTGCAGAAGGGCTTCAAGCCTCTTGTCAAAGCGAATATCACTATCGTTAAGTGCTGGCATTATCTCGTTCTCTACATCTATTCCATTATGGATAACTCTGTACTTAAACTCCTCTCCATCTGAAAATAACTTAGCAACTTGATCCATCTCTAACTGTGCATTAGGAAGTAGCCAATCAGCTTCTGGCAACATAGCGGCGACTCCGCTTATATGCATTGAAAACTTATTAGCGAGAGCTTCTCCTTCTTCTGAGAATCCATCAAGTTTCATTATTTCTTTTTGAACTTCGTCGGTTGGCCAGTACACAGGGGCTGCTAGAACAGGAATTCCTTTTTCTCTACAGAGTTGGGCTGTTAGAATGTATGGACCCTTAAGGCCAGACGCATTTATCAACATGCAGACATCGTAATCAATAGACCAATCTGGAGATCCCTTTAAAAGATTTACTAGGTACACTGAATGACCTATAGAGGCAAGAGCATTAGAGTACCCAAGCGTTTGACGCTCAGATCCCATTGTTGGGTTTGTTATGTTTTGTTCTGTTGAGATTCCTACCAACACGCGCATTATTTTTTCACTCTCCTATTATTTTGCTTCCTTTTTTAAAGTTCTCCCACGCCCAAAGCGGCTGAAGGTTTGTGTAGTGACATGCTTTTAGCAACTGTTCCCTATCTGTTAAATCAAATGACGATAGCGGTAGAATATGGTCAATGTGCCAACCATCGGTAGTCCAATTACCCCAAGACATGCCTTTCTCAAATCGAGTCTCTAAATATTCTTTTAACTCACATATTGAACATCCTAAATCGCTAACAGCAGATCCAGCTTTTTGCCCCATTCTAACCGCGTTACTTAACCTAGAGCGAAGAGCGCAAGCCAAACTAAATTGAACATCTTCCTTTCTCCTCTTGTTTCTGTATTTTCGCACTCCTTCGTTATGTCTTTTACTATTCGCTTTATACCATTCCATATTCTTTTCTAAAATACTTTCTTTGTTTTCTTCGTAATACTTACGCTTGCTGTCGGCAAATTTCTCTGGATTGTCATCCCGCCACTTACGATTACGCTCCAACACTTCATCCTGATGATTCACATAATATCTACGACTATATTCCTTCTCTTTTTGTTTCGCTCTCGGATGATTGCGCGTATACTCCTCATCACACGCCTTGCACGAAGAATGGTGACCGTCTTTCGTGTTCTTATTATGATAAAACTCAGACAAAGGCTTCAATTCTCCACACTTAGTGCATTTCTTCGTTTCTTTATCCATTCTTAATTATACACAATTTTACAGTAATTGTCAAGGTAGTTAAATAAAAAGGGGCCTGACGAAAAGCCAGACCCCAATAGTGTTACACGCAGGTTTGGTACAGTTCTCCAGAACCCTGTGCATCAAACGAAGCAGTAACGACTCCGTCATGTGTGTCTTCAACGGTAATATTAGTTACAAATGCAAGACCGTAGTAATACTTAGTTCCGTCGATGTGGGCGTAGATCTCTATCGAAGTCCCCGCGTCGATACTATCCTCAATCGCCCCTTGCGCAGTGTCTGAACAGTCAAAGAACCCGCTAAGGCTAACTGTCCATCCGACAGATCCGTTTACATAATCTCGCCATCTGTCGCCGAATACCGATACGTCAATAGGGTCTGATGTTTTGGTAATAGTCCATCTGTTGATCTCGCCAACAGAGGCACCAGCACCAGCACCAGCAGCACCAGCCGTAAAATAACCAGATGTTCCCTGATAAACGCTCATAGGTTAATTCCTCCTAGTTATGCGACACAAGCCATACCGCTATATTGCAGTTGTATGTGCCACAATCCTGTTTCCTCCTGCTCTGCTGGACGCCCGTTAACCATTTTAACAGTCGTGTCGTTAAACCCAGTTAACGACAGGGACGCTCCATCAAAGGCAGTTCGTATATATCCTGCTATGGCTCCTGCTTCAGCAGCAGAATAATCATCGCTACTAAAAACGTCGAAGTATATGCTTACAGAAAATACTCTCGGAGAACTCTCCTTGTACACATTCGTACTTGGGAGATTAGGAAAACTATACAGAACATATGGGGTACTCCATCCGGCGACAGCTCTTCCGTGCTTCATTCTGCCATCAACTGAATTCCACAAGGCGCTATTAGCAACAGCTACATTATATATTGCTGTCTCTAATAGTGTAGAAATGTCTGCCATTTTTTGACCCCTTTACTGTATCTCTTTAACCTTTTGTGGCCGCCGCAAACAATGATGCAACAGCAGCCTCCATATCTTCAATACTTTCTTTAACTATAACATAACCGAGATTATTTCTCAAGTTAATCATTGTTCCCATCTTATGTGCTTCAAAAGGACCTAAAAGGTCGATAGGAAGCCGATAATCAACGAACTCATGTTCCATTTCATCTCCAAAGGACATCGTATGTGTTTCTATCCATCTCATCAATCTTAAAAATAACATTGCTTACCCTCCAAGATTTCCTATTTTAACAATATCTAAAGCCCCTTCTAAAAAGTGGAATCCT